CCCTAAAAAGAGTACCTGAATCTATTTGGGATACAACAGAACCAGCCGCAATTCCTGTACCGGTGACACACATTCCCACAGCAAGTGAGCCAGTAGCATCCATTCGCACAATCTTAGGATTACTTCCGAATGTTGAGCCACTTCCAGCAGTATGGTCTGTATCGCAAGTATCATCAGTAAGATAATTATAATAATTAGTAGCAGTTCCACCAGCGTGGCTAGACGTGCCATAGGCATATGTAAAAGAAGTAGCTATCTTAGGAGGAGCTAAAGAATTTGGATGTTCCTGCCATTCAGCAAAAACAAGACCAGTAGTAGCATGGAACTGATTTCCCTGTACATATCCATACCATTTTATTATCGTAGAATTTGTTTCGTTTATATCGCAAACACGAACAGTTCCATCTGCAATATGATATATATACTTAGCATCGTTCCCAGAAAGAGTTGGACTAATAGCTGATGTTGTCCAGCCATTATCTTTTGCACCATAACTAGTAGTTGCATTAGTTGACCAAACATCTACACCGCCTTTACTATCAACGTCACCAAGGGCAACCATTTTATCACCTTGACTATTAATTTGTATTGTAGGGTCTCCGCCAGAACTATCATCGGAAATGGTTCTACCCTTTAAAACATAATAAATATCCATATCGCCAAATGTCAGGGTTCTAGTTCCGCTAGAACTAGCAGTTTTACTCATTTCAAAATGAGTTGAATCAGTTATTGAAGCAATATATGTATCTGTTTGAATGCCTGTACCAGATACAGACAAACCAGCTATTATTTGAGTATTTGAGCTATGTGTAATTGTAGCATCACCACTGCTTACAGTACAACTTGCTTGTGTGAATGTTGTACCAGCCGCATCATTACTGCTTAAAGTATCAACAACATCAGTCACGGTAAATATCCCATCATTACTACCAGTGCCAGTTATCTTTAATGCATCTCCAATGCTAATGAGACTAGAAGTGTAAATTGTACTATTAACTGCATTTGCCCCTCCAACTAATTGTAAGTGCTGTTTTGTAGGTTGCGGCATTATTTATTCACTACCATATTCAGGGGCTGTTGTAGTAGTATCACCGCCAACCTGCCTAGCTACAAATTTTATATTACCAACAGCAGAGCCAAGAGCTAAATCATTACTTGTACCCGGATGCTTTGTATCTGTAACAGTATAGGTGCTATCTCTACTAATATCAGATTCAAAGTAAAATAATCCATATCCACCAGCACCGGCAAGAGTAGCAGTTCTTTCTACTATATATTCAGATAAATTAGTAGTACCATCAGAGCCTTCTACATGAGCATATAAACCGCCGGCAGTTTTAATCTTACCCAGAGCATCAACAGACATATTCTGAATAAGAGCATTCTCATTTTCAGCTATATCTCTTGGGTCTCTCCTGTTATTAGAACCGCCAGACCAATCACGTATAGTATGATACTGCTTGGGCATTATTTGCCTTTAAAGAATCCTTCCATCATATCAGTAACAACATCCATCACTTTCTCGAACAGGATTTGTTCTTTATCTTCTGATACAAATGGGATGTTAATTTTCTCATTCAACTTAGTGGCAAGCATCTTAGAAAACTCATCTGATTTAATATGACCCATAGCCTCTTCTTTCATTTTATCTGCCTGAGCTTCTGCCATCTTCATTAACATTGATTTGAAGTCCATTATTTATCTCTCCTTATTTTTACTATTTTGTGACTAAGATATACAATGCTCATCACCGCGACAACACACTGTAATAACAAATTTATTTCTGCCAAGTAAACCCCATAGTTAGCAAATGATACTGCTGTAACTTTTAAACTATCCATAATCATTTACCGTTTATTCTAGACACCTGTCCCTTAATTTCCATTAATACATCAGACATATCATTAATTTCTCTAACAGAATCTTCATGTCTTCTATCCCTAGTCTCATCAGAACGGTTCCATCTTTCAATTAATTTAATCAACATACCTTCCATATTTTCCAATGTTTCAGACTGTCCTTTATTTTCAACCTGTAACTCAGTGATAGACTCAGCTTGAGCATCACTTCTCTTTGCATTCTGGTATACCATAAAGACAAACATTGCTCCAACAACACCAATCATTCCAGCTTCTGCATAGAGTGCTAAAAACTCTTCCATTATTCATATTACCTTGATATTTGGTTATTGAATTGCCATTTTTCATAAATGTAGTATATTTCGCACATTTTACTTTTTCTTCCGTTTTCCCCAACTGAGTGGGTTAATATTAAATTCTTTCTCATAAAAGCTTACTTTCTCTGCCAGCTCTTCTCGTTCAATCCGTTCCTCCACGATATGTTTGCCAAGCAAATCCCCAATCTGCTCATTTGCATCAAGCATCTTATTTTCAAGCTCTCCAAGTCTACTCTCCACACGCCAATAGCCATACACAAGCATACCAACGAGAACACATAACTGCCCCAACCATTTGAGATTAATGCTAATAACAGCATTATCATCGACAACAGCACCCCTATAACTTCTTGCAGTGTCAGGTTTTTCACTCACTTAACCTTCCTGTATATTGCTACCCATATCAACATGGAAAATAGTATCCAGAATAGTGGCGGGTAAATAGTTTTCAGCATCTGAAGTATAATGGCTGAACAGACTGCTATCAGGGCAACATCCCATTTGTCTAAATCTCCCATCCAACAACAGACCATCCAGAGTCACAACCAGTAAAAACGCTGGTTAAAAACAGGATAAAAAGTAAAAATAGAATATATCCCCCAAGAACTTTAATCTCTTGCTTTGACATACTTGACATTAGAACAGGAATGTTCCCATTTAAACCCAAACCTAGCTGGGTTTTTCATTACTTTAGGATATTGTTTTGATAGTCCATCATGGTCATCAATTCTATGTTCAACCTTAAAATCGCCGTTAGATAGTTTTTTAATTTTATTCTTCATAATACCATCCACCAAGCGGCACCAATCTCAACTACTAAGTCAGCAAATGTATTATAAGCCCAACGCTTTTTTGTACCATACGTTTCATCGGTGCCTTCTACATAGACTTCAAAGACTTCCCATAATACTCCAATAATAGCAACCCATAGGACTGCCCATAAATCAGATGCACCACACCATTGAGCCACCTTAGCAATAAACAAACCAGCGGCTAAGTGATATGTAGTCCAATGGTCTAATTGACCAGTGGACAGTTGCCAGTTAACTACTTTTGCAATAGGATTGTTCATTACTTAGAACCAAATACTTTTGAGAAAAAGCCTTTCTTCTTCTTTTTACCTTTTTCAGACATTTTCTTTTTACCTTTCTTTTTCTTCTTCTTTACTTCTTCACTGGAAGCAAGCTGTTCATACTGCACTGGATTTGCAGGTTCTGCTCCAGCAAATGATAGGGCTATAATTACTGCCATTAGTTTTTTAATCATGTTCACACCTTTAAATGTTTAGATACTTCTTTTGCACCACTATACTGAGGAACTATTCTTGAAAGAAGTTCTGTTTTGGTTTCGCTTCCACCATAAGCAACTCCACGCTTATCATAGAAATCTTTTATCTCTGCTTTAGTATTTGCATCAGTAGGATAATCTGCTTGTAAAGTAGCGACACCATTGATTATATGATGTCCTCCTACTATCAACCTGCCATGCCCATCACCATGCTTCTTAGCACACTCATCAACATAGAACTCTTCAATAGTTTTAAAGCTATTACTTCTCTTTTCTATCTCACCATCTACATCAACAAAGTATGTATAAGACGAAGGGTAAGTCAGAGTCTCTGTAGAACCATCTGCATAAGTTTTTGTGCGTGTTGCACCCGGAGTTGTATTTCTATGAATCCGTACTCGATGACCCTGACTACACCTTCTTACAATCATGCTTCTGCTTCAGCCTCTTCTACTTCTTCAGTGAGAGATGTACGAAGCATATTAATGAACGCTTCTTTACCAACAGCTAACTGGTCAGCCATAAACTGATTAGTATTCTGTTTGTTCTGCAAATCATTAATGTGATTTACCATTGCCTTCTGTTCATCAGTCATGTCTTCGATTACATACTCTTTATCATCGAGGTTCAAGACTGGCTTTTCTTTTTTGTCTTTAGCCATTGTATTGACTCCTTGTTTAGTTAATTATTTATTTTCTAATGCTTCCACTTTTGCTGTTAATTCTTGTACTGCTTTTACAAGCATTGGGATAATAGCACCATCCGCAACAGTTTGAATACCAGAATCATATTCTTTCCACATTTTAAAACCTTCCTTTATTTCAGAATGGTTATCTATTGCTGTTTTAACTTCTTGGGCTATAAATCCATGAAGAGTCGTCCCGTATTCATGACCAAGGCAAGGAGCATTATCACTTACTCCTCGGTCATTATTTTTTTTGTACAATTCGAGATTTTTATCAATATCTTTTTGTTTTTTCCAATTATAAGTAACTGGTCTGAGGTCATTTACAAAAGATAATCCAGCAGTAGATGTTTGAATATTTTCTTTTAATCTTTCATCAGATGATGCCGCCGCCCAAGAAGTATCACTACCATCTAATCCTAAAGATGCAGTATTAGAACCCGCTCCTATTGTTACTGTTGCATTTCCAGTACAGGCAATACCTTGACCTATTGCAATTTGTTGTTGAGCATCAGCAGTAGAAACATTTGAATTTTCACCAAGTAAAACATTTGCATCTCCAGTTGTTAAAGTGGCTCCTGTATTGGCTCCCAATCCTGTATTCTGTTGACCTGAAGTATTTGCACCAAGAGCATCACTTCCTACAGCAGTATTTTTATCAGCATTGGCATGATTTGTGGCATCTAAAGCCATATATCCTACTGCCGTGCATTGTTCTCCACCATCTACTGCAATTTTTAACGATTCATAACCAATAGCTGTATTTTTAGTACCTGTTGCAGTTGTTAATAAACTATTATGACCCACTGCCGTATTCCCAGCACCAGATGTGAGTGCTGTGAGGGCAGATTGTCCGATGGCAATAGTCCCCGTTTGGGCATTAGCGGCAGTAGAATCCATT